TAAGTACCGGCACCTTAGAATTGACACGAAATTTGGTACAAAATTTGGTGCAATGCACGTGCATTTTTTTGGCACCCGGTGCATTGGTTTTGTGGTTGACCACGGTGAGCAGTTTTGTGGTTTGGTTGGCGGTGGTTTTTGCCGCACCGCATAGGTTGAGTTGGTGTGGTCTCCCTTGTGGTCGACCAGTGTTCTGCGGTTTGTCAGCCTGAGGGGCTGACCAACCGAACATGTCTTAAGACAGTTCTGTTCTTCCCCCCATCCCTACCCTTCCCCCCAAGTGTTACATATCTGTGAGTGTTTGTTCGACCACAGGGGGTGGGGGGTTGTTTTTTAAGTACTGGCGCTTATTTTTGACGTGCAGTTTTTCCAGCTTTTTTGGCTGCTGGAGTGTTTGCTACAAACTGTTTGCCTTGTTTCGAGGCTGCAACCTTTTTTTTATTTGTAGCGGCCTTCTGACTTGGGGATAAATCCTTCCATGCCTTTTCTGGTAGATATCTTGTCGTACCAGACTTTCTAATAGCAGGCTTTCCATCTGATGTTGTCCATTTTTCTTTAGTCCATTTGCTGAGGTTTGATTGGGCTTTGGTTTTACTACCCGAGTACCCACCACCAGCGGCTTTGTATTTTTGGGCTACAAGTTGAGCTTTGCGTGCGGACCACTGTCCGGGCTTTCCGCCCTGAGAACCAGCCATTACTTGGTTTTTGATTTTGTTTCTAAGTCCTGGCTTGGTGTAGTTGTTGCCGGCCATTATGAACCCTTAATCCATTTTTTGTTTTTTGGTTGGGCTGTCTTGGATGGAGACCATTTGACTTTGTCTGCCCAGTAAGCGGCTGACATTGGCCCACGAGCAATGTTGCTGCGATGACGGGATTTGAAAGCTTCACGCTGTCCAGCGGTCTGATTGGTCTTAACACCTGGTTGACCGAATCGAATTGTTTTGACTTGACCACCACTTTTAGCCACAACGATGTGTGACTTGGTTGGGTGTCCTGGGGTTGCTTTTGGTTTGTTGTAACCAGAAACACCTGCACGTGCGAGTCTTGGGTCTTTTTTGCTTGTTGCCATATAGTATTTACCTTTTGTTACCTGTAACGATTTGTGTTAACAATATGAAACCACGGAAAATAGAGCCACTTCCAAACCCCAAGCGAGATGGAAAGACTGCACCGCCACCTACAAAAAAGCTGCCGAAGCGACCACCGCTTCGCTCTAAACCTCGTAAGCCAAACCTTAAGCCCTACGGTCAATGAAACAGAACGAAGAACTAACGCTTACACAGCAACAACAGACTTATGTTGAGTGGTTGTGCACCGCTCCAAGCGAGCGTTTGCCGGCCACAAAGAAGGCAATGGCATTAGAGCTTGGTGTTGATATCACAACACTACGTCGCTGGGAAAAGAAAGAAGTGTTTCGCAATGTCTGGAAGGACGCTGTGGACGAAGTACAAGGTTCGCCAGAGCGAACTCAGCGCTTGCTGGACACTCTGTACAGCAAAGCGCTTGATGGTGATACCAAGTCTGCACAGTTGTATTTGCAGGCAACGAACCGTATGGCTCCGCCTACGGTAACGGTTCAGTCTAATAAGAAGGCAGCAGAACTTTCTGATGCTGAGTTGGATTCTTTAATCGCTGCGGTAGCGGAGCGAGAGAAGGCTCAACGTACACACTTGAAGGCATTGTGAACATGGTCGAATGTCCTGAGTGTGGCGAAGAGTATCCACCTGTGGCAACACATTGGATTTGTCCAGCGTGTGGGATTGATGACAGGTCACAGCCGAAGATGGCTGTGTTTGAAGTGAGGGATTATGGCGACAACTAACGATGCAATGTTTACGGCCCTTTCGGGCTCGTATCCATCTGCCGGTCAAACCCTTGGTGACTTGTTGTATGCGTTTTGGTCTGAGAAGGGTTTGCAGTATCGTGGCACGTTAGAGCGTGACTGGTATATCAGCGAGGGCGCTGTTGGGTTTACGCTTGGTGATTTGGCTAACGATTACTTCGCAAACCTGTATGACCTTGTAACTTTTGATTTCCATGACTCAGACGAGTGGTTGGAGTTACAAATATTTGACCGTTACGATACGGTTGAGCAAGAAATATTTATCAGTTAGGTAACGATTTAGGAGAACATATATGGCAACTTTCACAAAACTAGCACTTCAACCAGCAGGCACAACGGGAACAGGTCTTGGCATTCTTGTCGCTGCTACCTCAACTGCTGGCACAGCGATTCACACGGCTTCAGCAACTGCTACCACGATTGATGAAATTTGGTTGTATGCAGTTAACACGCACACATCAGATATTAAGTTGACGATTGAGTGGGGCGAAGCAACTGAACCAAACGGAAATATCGAATATACGGTTAAGGCTGAAAACGGTCTGTACCTAATTGTTCCGGGTCTTTTGTTGCAGGGCAACGCAACAGCGAAGGTTGTTCGTGCTTTTGCCGCAACAGCAAACGAAATTGTGATTCACGGGTACGTTAACCGCATCACAGCGTAAGGGGTAAATCATGACTTCAAGATTCCCTGCAAAAACAGCATCAGACTTTAGCGTTTCGTCTTGGGGTAAACCAGCAATTAGCACTCCAACATTGGCTGTTGATTTTTTAATGGTCGGTGGTGGTGGCGGTGGAACATCATCCACATTCATCACAACTGGTCACGGTGGTGGTGGCGGTGGTGGTGTTGTTGTTTCTTCAGCAACGATTGTCAAGGGGACTTACACAGTCAAAGTTGGTGCTGGCGGTGGCAACCAAATAAACGGCGCATCAAACGGTACTGCCTCAGGTTTTATTGGTTCGGCTAACGGCGGTGGTGCTAGCACTACTGGTACTGGTGCTGTTGGTGGTTCGGGTGGTGGTGGTAGTTACAACAGTGGTGGTGGTGCAGGCGTTTCAGGTGAAGGCAACTCTGGTGGTACTGGTAATGCGACTTCCAACGGTAACGGTGGTGGTGGTGGTGGTGGCGGTGCAAGCGCTGCTGGTTCAAATGGTCCGAGCACTTCAGTAGGTGGTGCAGGTGGTGCTGGAACGACCAATGCGTACAATGGCACATCGTCAGTTTATGGTTCAGGTGGCGGTGGTGGTGGGTGCGGTGGCACAGGTGGTACTGCTGGAACAAATGCTGGAAACGGCGGTTCAAATGGTGCTGGTTCAAATGCCACAGCAAACTTCGGTGGTGGTGGTGGAGGTGCTGGAACTTCATTATCAAGCGGTGGCAACGGTGGCTCAGGGCGTGTAGTCATCAGATATCTGACAGCCTCCGCAACAGGTTTAACAATTTCGGCAACGGGAACATACACAACAGGAACCGACGGTTCGTACACTTATTGGAATTACACGGCAACAGGAACTTTGGTGGTTGCATAATGGCACACTTTGCAAAAATTAACGAACAAAAAATGGTTGTGGAAGTTTTGGTTATCGGCAACGAACAAGTAGATGATTTGCCGTTCCCAGATAGCGAACCAGTTGGTCAAGCCTTTATTGCTTCATGTGGAATTACTGGAGAATGGTTGCAAACAAGTTACAACGGAAACTTTCGTAGCAAGTTTGCGGGCATAGGTAATTATTACAATGCTGAACTTGATGAGTTTGTAGTACCTGAATAATGTGGGTCGCAACACTCGCTGGATAATTTTTGTTCCAGTAGCCTTACTGGCATTATGGTCAACAGTTGCTAAAGCAGATGGTCTGGGCGACTGGACCGCTTCGCAGTCCTGCGCCACAGGTTCTGTGAACGTAGTTGAAAACTCGATTATTATTACAGGTCCTGATGGTGGTGGGTGTGGTGGGGCTAACTGGGTAAAGATTGAGACCACAATCCCAGAGGGCGTGAATAGTGTTTCGTTCACATGGTCGTATTGGACCGCTGATGGCTGGGTCTATGACCCGCCACAGTATGGTGTCAATGGCGCATACACATTGCTTACACAGTTAAACCAAGCCACAGGGTCTTTGACGGTTGAAGTAACGGCTGGTGATATATTTACATTCA